CTTCTGCTCTATTAAATCTTTTATGGTAGAACAACCTATTCTTTTTACTCTCTTTGTCATAGTGACTCCAATTGCACTACTTTTAATAGATGATTCTACAAATATATTTTCATATTCTAAATCGTAATATAAACCATTACACACTACAGCACCTTGGTCATTACTTTCTATTACACAATATGCTTGATTATAAATATTCGCATATTTGTAAATAAGGTCTGGTAATAACATTGGCGATATCTTGTTATCTCTAAAAACACAGACTTGTTCAAATGGTTTAGTTGTAATATCGATAATAGTAAATGTTGAATAGTCTTGATTTCTACCCTTTGCAACATCTACTGTTACAATATATTCATGTGTCGGGTCAGGTTCCTTATATTGAAATATATTTTCAGTATAAGATATAGGATCCATGGCCTTTTGTGTTAATAGATGATTCGCATCTATAAGTGTATTACCTCTACCGTGAAAAGAGTTACCAAATTCTTGATCAAACTGTAATTCCGAAGTATTCGCCACAGTTTGTCTTTTCCATTCTTCATCTCGACCCGGAACATCCCACCAGTCTACACGGAATGGTTTAAATTCATTTGTACCTTGTTGTGCACCTTCCCATATTTTATGGAAAACATTACCAACACCATTTGCCGTAGAAGTAATAATAACCTTTGTATCTTTACCTGCTGAAACAACAGGATAAGTAGATGTATAAAACTGTCCATCGTTGTCAATAAACGCAAACTCATCTAAGAACAATAAGTTAATAGAAAGACCACGAATGGAACTTCCTGATGTTGCGGCCGCAATTATCTTTGAGTTATTACTAAACTCTACTGACCCTTTATTTAGAGCCTTACAGCCAGGTTGTAAGAAGAATGGTAAATTTTCTAATGCAAGTGTTATTCTTGCCAACATTTCTCTTGCAACCGCACCCTTGTTGGCCAATATTGCTATATTTTTTTCTGGGTGAAAACATGCATACCACAATAAAAAAATAACAGATGATATTGATTTACCCGATTGTCTACATGCAAGAACAATATTAAACCTATCATCTTTAAACTGTTTAAACATTTTCTTTTGATAAGGATATAGTTTAAATGGAACTAATCCCTTATCAAGTGAAATTACTTTTACATATTTCTCAGCAAAGTAAACAGGGTCTTTCATACACCTTGAATATTCTATTACTTCTTCTTTTGTAAACTGCGATTGTACGCCATCTTTTTTTACAGATGGATTACCTAAGTAACCAAATAAGGCATTTTTAAGTGTCGACATCTATAATATTATCCTTCTTTCCATCATCTAATAATAATCTTTGTAACTCGGTAGTACTTCCTACAAATACATTATTATTAGTAATCCTTTTAGTTTCCTCTTCTTCTTTCTTAAGGTCCTTCTTTGTCTTTTGAAGAGCCATAAGTTTTTCTGTAGTGTCACCTATATCTTTTATGGATTTGGATAATACTTCAAACGCTCTGGGGTGTTCTGATTCTCTGGCTAGTTCTGCTAAAACATCTAATGAACGAACACCAGTATTTATTAAATCTCTATAAGTTTCTCGTGAAAACTCATAATCATCTTTTACATCTTTATCGAACTCAATTGGCCTATCTTTTTTTATTACAGGCAAATTCTTCTCTAAAGAGGCCTTTATCTTATCTCTTTTTTCCATATTAATCTACTTCTGGAGTTTCGTCAATAGTAGTAGTTACAGTAAAGTTATCAGGTGTATCTGTAGCACCTATTGTAAAATCCATCTCCTCAAATCTATTAGTATCGTTTGCAGTTCCAAACTTTTCTAAATCAACATTTACTTCTCTGATAATATTTGTATTACCATTAGAAGGACCATAAAATCTCATTTTCATAGTAAAATCAAGTTGATAAGTTAATACTCTCCTTGTTACAAAATCTCCCTCATACTCGTCTGCAAAAGATACACTTGTTAATGTAATAGGGACATCTTGTTTAAAGTCAAAGTTATCTATAGGTTTTATTGAAACTGTATATTCTGGTTGAAAAAATGGAAGTATTTGTTCTACAATTTGTAGACCATCATCTTGATTCTTTGCCATAATATGCAATGACATACCTATATCATAATTAGTAAAGAAATTAATTGTTTTCTTTTTGGTTATATCACTTGAATTATTCTCTACTATTTTGTTTAACTTTTGTAATTTATCATTATTATTTGCTGAAATTGATGTAATTTCAAATGCCATTCTTGGCAACTTCATTGCAAGAGTTGCATCAGTTCCTGTATTTTGGTCTAATCTAGCCAAAAATTTTTGTTTTGGTCCATACGCCAGAGGAACTTTTTGTTGTGATAAAACACCACCACTACCATCTTTTCTTACTATGTGCATATCATTAAATAGTGTACCAAATATGGCCACTGACTTTCTCATGGTTGCGTGATAAAAGTGTCCTCCAAACATTATTGTGGGTCTCCAAATGGATTAGATTCCGTGAAATCTATAAAATTATTACCTATTGCCTCAAATGATATATTCTGTGCGGCACCATCTGATGGGAATACATTATTAGGATCATTATCGTCTATATCATATACCTTTGTAATAATACAAGAATTACCACTTGTACTACCTACTAAAGGTTTAGTTGCCGATGCAATAAATTGTCTATATGTGTCTGACCCACTAACACCAATATTAGAAACACTAATTGATCCTGCAATATCAGATGTTTTGGTTAATGTTTGTACTTCACCAAATATTTTTATGGCTGGAGTACTACCATCTGCCGGCACTAATTCTTGTGTAACTATCTCTGAATGATCAAAATGATTTCCACCTGTAACAGTTAAGTCCATGGCGATTTGATATGCAGCCGCTCCTGTCTTATCATCAATTTCACTAATACCTGTTTCAAACTCTTCATCAGAATATTCAAACTTAGCACAAGATAATTTATATACTGGTAAATTAGATAATTGATAAAATGGTTGTTCGTGTTCTACAAAGGTTATTTCAAAAAATGCATTAGTCATTGGAAGGAATAATAAATCGCCTTCTCTTGGTTTAGTTGAATCTTCATTAAAACCAATATACTGATTCCAAATTTTTCTTGATATAATAAAGGTGGCCTCGTCTTGAATTTCTAAACCAAATTTAGAATATAGGTCACCTGATCCTTCAAAACTATCTACATTTTCTATGTATGCCTCTATTAGATACGCGTCATCGAACTTAGAAGAAGGATCCTCGTTTAGTATATTATCTCTATTTACAAGAGTACGCGGAATATAATAGACATCTTGTCCATATATTTTTAGTGACTCGACTATTAAATCCTCGTATAAGTTTTGTTCGGATTTTACAGCCTGTGAAAAGTAAACATTCCTAGGCATCTTGTTATCCTATATAGAAATCGACTGGTTGCTCCCAATTCAATCTAACTTCTTCTTCTAATCTTTCTAATTCTTGTATTGCATCATCATATAACTGTCGACCATTAAACTGAACTCCGCCCGGCATTTGCATACCTTCAAACTTGAGTAGATTTGCACCCCATTGTTTTTTTATAAGAGAGGTTAAATATTTCTTTAAATAGTAATCGTTATAAACATCTGTAAAACTATCTGGATCAATAATACGATATGCTTCAACTACTAGATATTCGCCTATTTCTACTTCTTCATCCCAGGCCATATCTACTCTTAATTGATCCTTATGTCTATCAAAACTAACAAATTTATCATCTGAATCAATAACTACATCTAGTGTTGATAAGTATTGTTGTGCCATAGAATATTCTAATAGTGAACCTAGATATCCTAAACTAAACATATCATTTAAATGCATCTGATATTTAATATCAAATAAATTATTAGTTCCAAATGTTTCTCTAATTGGTAGTAATCTAATAACATCTGTAACTAGTGACGGAATAGGAATATATTCATTTTCCATATCACCTTTTACAATAGTATTAATAACAGCAGTAGTATTAGAATTATTTCCAGTAATAGTTTCGTTTGCCTGGAATGGTATTTCATCAACATGTGTTAATACATTGTATATAATTTTACTACCAGTGCTATCTTTATGTACTTTTGCAGTTGCACCTGAAGTGGAACCAGTAATAGTTTCACCTGTATTAAAGTTATCGGCAACAGCAGCAGTAAGATTTAGAACACTACCTGTTATTTTATGTTTTAAGAATACTTTTTCTATTGCATCTTGATGATAATGTTGATAAAACTGTAATGCCTCATCACATCTATCATCTAATTGTTCATCATCTACATTTATCTCAATAACAGGCGCGCCTAAATTTCTTAGACAATAGTCTATTAAAGTTTGTCTTGAATTAGGTTTTGCCATTTTTTATTAACCCCAAAGTGCAGTTGCAATAGCTTGTACATCTGCAGATTCAGCACTTAAATCAGTTTCGTCACCTTCACCATCATATTTTAAAAAGTGTTTAGTTCTTTGAACAGTTACTGGTAAATCAGCATCTGA